GACCAGGGTTGCTGAGCACAACGGCATTGCCGTTGATGCGAGAAATGTGGAACAATTGTTCCACTTTGTTGGCCAACATGTGGCCAACACTGCTGAGCGCAAGGCGCTCCGGGCTGCTCTCCGTGAGCAGCGGGCTTTATTTGAGGCATCCCTGCCCGGTGCCTGTTTTCCTGCTCCGGCCCCTCCAGGCTGGGGTATTCCAAAACCCCCCCCTCTCCCCCCACCCTTCGTGTGGAAAGGGTGCCACTACAATGTGGTGGCCCCTCCTCCACGCATCCCGCAACCACCTCCACTGCCTAAGTTTGCGCCTTTTGTGCGCAACAACTTTAGGGTGGTTGCTCCCCCCCCTCTTGGTGAGGTGTACCAGCCTGTTGGTGCACCTTTCCCACAGACTCGGGCCTCTGCGGCCCTCTCCTTCTTCCGCACTGCCTCCACCTGCAGGCAGGTCTTGGTTGAGAGCTGCATTCAGCAGCCCGCCTTCATGACTTGCTGTGCTTCCACTGGGGAAGTGCAAGAAATGACGAGCATGCTTACTGAAGCTCGTCAGTCTGGAAAAATCCTGACTCCTAAAGAGGTGAGTCAGGCCTTGGCCCAAAAACGCAAGGAAATTAAAGGGGCCGAGGAAAACCGCATCTCCTTTGATGAGGGGGTGCATTTGACAGAGGCGGATGTCTTCCACCGTCTCAGTCTTGCGAAGCGCTTTATGGCGCATAAGCGAGACCGGACTTTGGTGGACGTTTTAATGCCCACTGAACATGAAGTTGTTCGGTATCCAGGCACCCGCCCTGATGGGACGTTGCAGATGTGCGTGTCTGCCCTTCCACGTATGTCTGAGGAAGCAGCTAGAAAGCTGCTTGAGAAGGGGTGGAAGAACTCCAAGAATGTCTCTCTAGACATTGGGGTTACTTCCTACATGCCATATGGTGCGCCTATCGTTGCGTTCATGACTATCATGGATGGGCGTACTGATGATCCACAGGAGGCAGCACTTTGTGCGAATTACATGGATCTTGGACGAGAAAAATCCAAGGTGCTGTCTCTTCCACTTGTTACCATCCCGCTTTCCGAGATTGAACATGACCAAGGCATTTTAGATTGCCTTTACATTGTTACATATTTTCATGGTGTTCAATCCTATCAACCCGGTACTCTAATGATGAGTTACGGAACTCTTGAATTTCAGGAGTATTCCAATAATTCTTTTACGACTGCAACCCGGGTTCGTGAGAGTTGGGACCAGATTCTCAAACGCAATGAGAATCTTGGCAAAAGGGTCCATGCCGGCATCGGGGTGCTTGGCACGATTGAAAAAGAAATGGATCAACAGCTTGAAGATTTCCCCGCCATAAACTTAGAAACTAGGCCACGGCCTGTTGTGCGAACTTTTCAGAATGCACAACAACCGTTGCACAAGACTAGGTCTATGCGAATTGGCACCACTTCTTTTAGTGGCAACACTGGTAGGACTGTGCTCCCGCCAGTTGTCAAAACTTATGAAGATGGGAATGCCAATTTCGACTCCCTACAATCCAAACCACGTCACAGCTCTGCCAGCACTGCTCATTTGATGTGTGCTGTGACGGTTGTCCCTGATCCCACTTGTTGTGGGACACTGTCCTTTAAAGTTCCCAAAGATGCAAAGAAAGGAAAGCATCTTGGAACCTTTGATATTCGGCAAGCCATTATGGATTATGGTGGTTTGCATTCCCAGGAATGGTGTGCAAAGGGTATTGTCAACCCCACTTTTACAGTGAGGATGCACGCCCCGCGCAATGCTTTTGCGGGTTTGTCTATAGCATGTACCTTCGATGATTATAAACGCATAGACTTACCAGCACTTGGGAACGAATGTCCCCCTTCTGAGATGTTTGAACTGCCTACCAAGGTTTTCATGCTTAAAGATGCAGATGTGCATGAATGGCAGTTCAACTATGGGGAGCTTACTGGACATGGATTGTGCAACTGGGCAAACGTTGTCACCCAGCCCATGTTGTATTTCTTTGTCGCGTCCACAAATCAAGTGACGATGGCTGCTGATTGGCAGTGTATTGTTACTATGCATGTGGACATGGGGCCCGTCATTGATCGTTTTGAGTTAGATCCAACTATGACGTGGCCTATTCAATTGGGTGACACTTTCGCCATTGATAGATATTATGAGGCGAAAGAGATTAAACTTGACGGGTCAACCTCCATGTTGTCTATATCTTATAATTTTGGAGGTCCCGTCAAGCATTCCAAGAAACATGCCATTTCATATTCCCGGGCAGTTATGTCTAGGAATCTTGGGTGGTCTGGCACTATAAGCGGAAGTGTCAAGAGTGTTTCTTCTCTATTTTGTACCGCTTCTTTTGTTATTTTCCCATGGGAGCATGAAGCACCTCCAACTTTACGTCAGGTGTTATGGGGCCCACATCAGATAATGCACGGAGATGGCCAATTTGAAATTGCTATCAAAACTCGTCTTCATTCAGCTGCTACAACTGAAGAAGGGTTTGGTAGACTTGGTATACTCCCACTTTCTGGGCCTATAGCTCCTGATGCACACGTTGGGTCGTATGAGTTTATTGTACATATAGACACTTGGCGACCTGACTCTCAGGTGCATCCTCCCATGTTTTCTAGTGCGGAGCTTTATAATTGGTTCACTTTAACCAATTTGAAACCAGATGCGAACACTGGCGTTGTCAATTTTGATATTCCCGGATATATTCATGACTTCGCCTCTAAGGACGCAACTGTGACGCTCGCATCAAACCCCCTCTCTTGGCTTGTTGCAGCTACTGGCTGGCATTATGGTGAGGTGGATCTCTGCATCTCCTGGTCAAGGTCTAAACAGGCCCAGGCCCAGGAGGGTTGTGTTTCCATTACCACTAACTACAGAGATTGGGGTGCTTACTGGCAAGGCCAGGCCCGGATTTATGATTTGCGGCGTACTGAAGCGGAAATTCCCATCTTTTTGGGCTCTTACGCTGGTGCGACGCCATCTGGTGCCCTGGGTAAGCAAAACTATGTCCGGATTTCAATTGTTAATGCTAAGGACATAGTTGCATTGCGAGTGTGCTTGCGACCCAAATCTATAAAATTCTGGGGTCGCTCCGCCACTTTGTTCTGAAATGCCTTTAATTAGGTGTTTGTTTGTGTGTTGATTCTTCTAACCAGGATTGGTAGCCCTGCTGGCATTAGTTTGCTAGTAACCATGCTGTACATGGTTGGTTAGTTAGAAGCGTCAATAAACAGGGGTCTTAATTGACTCCTTTCTTAGGTCCCGTCCTTACTAGGATGGTCCGGCTCTTAGGTGGGTCGGGAAGCTGTATAAACTCAGCTTCTTGGGGGCGAGAGCCCAAGAATGTCTGTCTGTCAGCTGCTTGTGTAAATGAGCTTTCTCCCAGGATAGCTCTCCTGGGCACAAGTGAAAACTACTGT